ATGCAGGAAATTATAAAAACAAATAACGAAGAAGTTGTAAGAATATCATCAAGAGAAGTAGCAGACATGATGGAATATTCAAGACATGGAGATTTATTAGAAAAAATAGATAGTATAAATAAGGTTTTTGAAAACGGAAAAATCCGTTCTCAGAATTATTGGGTGGAAAGTACTTATAAAACAGAAGGAAACAATAAAACTTATAGAGAGTTTTTAATAAGTAAAAAAGGTTGTGAATTTATATCAAATAAAAGTACAGGTGATAGAGGAAAACAAGGGAGGAGTTAGAAAGTATATATTTTTGCCTATTAATCGAACGTATGTTTATAAGATTTCGTAAAAATAAAAGCCCTTATGAGGACTTTTTAAAGTAAATTGAGAATAAATATGTTGTTATGATTTATCAGATAATTCAAAAGCGATAATTGTATTTATTAGTTTTTTACCATGAGTATCTAACTGGCGATATTTCTCAATTAAGTTGATTTCATCTTGTTTGCTTAATACATAAGAATTTGTGTTATCATCGAAATCATCAAGAGAGCAATTTAAAACTTTTGCAATTGATTTTAGAGTTTCTAATTTAGGGTCTTTAGTAATACCAGAAGTTATTTTACTTAATGTACCTAAAGGAACGCCAGATTTAATAGAAAGTTCTTCGTTGGTTAAACCTTGTTCTTTTTTTAATATATTTATAATTTCTAAACCCATATCTATCACCTGCCTTTAAGTAGTAGTATAGATATATTTTTTTATAACGTCAAGAAATAAAATTCCGTTAAAGGAAGTTTTTTTAAAAAAAGTGTTGACTTAATTCCGTTAAAGGTATTATAATTTAATCAAGAAATCCGTTAACGGAATGGGAGGAGGTATAAACAAATGGCTCATATGAATTTGAAAGCAGAAATGACAAGAAACAATATACATATTGCAGAAATTGCTAATCATCTAGGAATTACTGAAAGAACATTAAGAAACAAAATAAATGGAGTAACGGATTTTACTTGGCAAGAAGCTTGTAAAATACAAAGAGGTTTATTCCCAAAGCTAAGTAAAGATTATCTTTTTAAACTAGATAAAAACGATAAATAAGGAGGAATAAAGTGAGTGGCTTAAAAGTAATTAACAAAAACAATCAACTTTTAGTTGAAAGTAGAGACGTTGCAGAATTAATAGAAAAAGAACATTCAAATTTAATGAGAGATATAAGAGGGTATGTAGAAGTTCTAAAAAAATCTCAGAATTCAAATTTGAATTCTCAAGATTTCTTTATTGAAAGTACATATCAAGGAGAAAGAAGAAAAGAAAAATGCTTTTTATTGACTAGAAAAGGTTGTGATATGGTAGCAAACAAAATGACAGGAGAAAAAGGAATTTTATTTACTGCCATATATGTAACTAAGTTTGAATCTATGGAAAATAAATTGAAAACTAACTTACCAACTACATATAAAGAAGCACTTATACAATTAGTTGAACAAGTAGAAGAAAATGAAAAATTACAAATAGAAAATGAAGAACTAAAGCCAAAAGCAATATTTGCAGATGCAGTAAGTGCTAGTCACACATCTATATTAGTGGGAGAACTTGCAAAGATATTAAAACAAAATGGAGTAAATACAGGTCAAAAAAGATTTTTCGATTGGCTAAGAAATAATGGATATCTAATAAAGAGAAAAGGTGCAGATTACAATATGCCAACTCAAAAATCAATGGAACAAGGTTTATTTGAAATAAAGGAAACTACAATAAATCATTCAGATGGACATATAAGTATAAGTAAAACACCAAAGGTAACTGGAAAAGGACAAGTATATTTTATAAATAAATTAAGAGGCGAGGGCTAGGAGGTAATCGTATGAAAATAACAATAGAATTTAACAGTGTGGAAGAGTATTTAGAGTTTAAAGAAAAAACTGCTCAAGAAGAGCAAGTTCAAGAGCAGTATGAGTTTATCCATGAAGATAGCATCAATGGAACGCAGTTTAAAAAAGATCAAAGTATAAAATGCCCTTATTAATTATTGGTCGAAAATTTTTTCTCTAATAAATTCCCAATCTTCTTTAGATAGCCAGCCTTGATAATTATTATTAGCTTCAATAACTAATAAAGTATCATTGCCATCTAAATAAGGTGATATATTACCTTGGATTTCACCTGGAGTTAAATTGGATTTTATTAGATAAGAAGATTTCCAAAAGGTGCACCAATAGATAGAAGAATCTTTTATAGCTTTAATGACTTTTTCATAGTTTTGACCTTCACTATTTAAATCATAAGTAATCATATAAGCAGCCATGATAACACCCCCTTTCTAATAAATTTGGGAACGTATTCCAATGATATTATAGCAGGGGAATGGTCAAAAATCTACAAAAAAATACATTTTTTAGGAAGGAGATAATATGACAAAAAAAGTATTTACAGTAAAAGATATCAAAGAAATATTAGGAGTTTGTGATAAAACAGCATATAACCTAATAAAACAAGCTGAGGTAACAGGCAATATGTTCAAAGTTATAAAAATAGGGAGATTATATAAAATTCCATCACAACCATTTTTAGATTGGTTAGATCATTGGGATGGATTTTAAATAAAAATAGGACAAGAATAGGAGGAGTAATAATGAATGTAAAAGTAAATAAAATTGCTTTGATTAAAGCTATTGCAGAAGCAGATAAAACTACAGATGTTATATCTGATGAAGCTGGATTTGGAAATAACACAATAAATAGAATTATAAATAGTAAAACACGTAAAGCTCATATAAACACAGTTTATAGATTGGCTAAAGTATTAAATGTAGATGTAGAAGAATTGGTTGAGATATAATGCTAAAACTTTTTAAATTAATATGGAGTATGGCAGTATTATATAGCCTAATTTATATAGTAATACTGCTAGCTACATATAAAACAAGAAAATACATATTTAGGAGGAAATAAGTATGTTTGAATTTTTAAAGAACTTAATACCAGTATCGAGAAAAAGATATAACAGAGATCAAGAAGGTCTTTTAGTTGATGTAAAAAGGTTAGAAGATAAGAAATTTAAATTGGAAAATACAATTAAAGAAAATAATAGTGTAATTAAATCATTAGATGAATTACTAAAGTATAAGAATTCAGAGATAGAGATACTTAAAAGAAAAGTATCGTGGTCAAGTGAACTGCTTGAAAAAAGAGATATAGAGAATAAACAAGTTGTATAAAAAAAGTAAGAACTCATAAGCGACCAAACTTAAAATGAGTTCTTAAATCCAAACAAAAACTAATAGGAGGATAACATATTATGAACGAAGTTGCAATACTATATCAAGATGAAAAGTTCAGAAAATATTTAGATGCAAAGGTTATAGCAGATACAAAAAATATGACACAAGAAGAATGGCTAAAAAGTAGACAAGCTGGAATAGGTGGAAGTGATTCATCTGCAATAGCAGGGTTAAACCCTTGGAAAAGTTCAATTCAACTATATATGGAAAAGAAAGAAGAGAATCCACAAGAGATTAAATCATTACGAATGGAGTTAGGCAATAGATTAGAAGGATTAGTTGCTGAATTATTTACAGAAGAAACTGGATTAAAAGTAAGAAATGTAAATGGAATACTTAAAAATGGAAAATATCCGTTTGCATTAGCAAATATAGATAGAGCTATAGTAGGAGAAAAAGCATTCTTGGAATGTAAGACAACTAATTCATTTGCACTTAAAGAGTGGCAAGATGGAGTACCACCACATTATGAAATACAGTGCTTACATTATATGGCCATAACAGGAGCAACACATTGCTATATAGCAGCTTTAATAGGCAATAGTGACTTTATATGGTACAAGATAGAAAGAGATCAAGAAACAATAGATTATCTTATGCAAATAGAAAAAGAGTTTTGGGAAGAGAACATATTAAAAGATATAGTTCCATTGCCAGATGGATCAGATGCGTATTCAGAATATTTAAAAGAGAAGTATAAAAAATCAAATGGGCAAGAAATAGAACTTCATTTATTAAAAGATGGGCCTCAAAAACTTTTAAGATATGACGAAATAGTCACAGATATAAAAGCCTTAGAAACTGAAAAGAAACTGATAGAACAGGAAATACAAATTCATATGGAAGATTTTGAAGTTGCCAAAATAGGGGATAGAAAAATAACTTGGAAAACTTCAAGTAGAAATACTATAGATAGTAAAAAGTTAAAAGCTGAAATGCCAGATATAGCAGTACAGTATACAAAAACAAGTACTTCAAGAACTTTTAGAATAGGGGGAAATAAATAATGTCAGAATTAAAAAATAAATTAGCAAATAAAGCAACAGGAACAACTACAGTAAAGAAACCTAGTCCAAACAAAGCTATGGAACAATTAATGACACAAATGGCAGGGCAAATAAAAAAAGCATTACCAGAACACATGTCAAGTGAAAGATTTCAAAGGGTTGCATTGACAGCATTTAGTAGTAATCAAAAGTTTTTAAATTGTGACCCTATGAGTTTCATAGCTGCAATGATGGATTCGGCACAATTAGGATTAGAGCCGAATACACCACTAGGACAAGCCTATTTAATACCATATGGGAATAAAGTTCAATTTCAAGTCGGATATAAGGGATTACTAGATCTAGCTTTAAGAAGTGGAAAGATAAAAACCTTATATGCCCATGAAGTAAGGGAAAATGATAAGTTTGAGGTTAAGTATGGATTACACCAAGATTTAATTCATGAACCAGCACTAATAGGTGATAGAGGGGAAGTTATAGGATATTATTCAGTTTATCACCTAGATACGGATGGATATAGCTTTATATTTATGACAAAGGATGAAATAATAGCCCATGCTAAGAGCAAGAGTAAAACATTTAATAATGGACCTTGGCAAACTGATTTTGATACAATGGCAAAGAAAACAGTTATAAAACAACTTTTAAAATATGCTCCATTAAGTATAGAAATGCAAAGAGCGGTTAGTTCAGATGAAACAGTTAAATCAAAAATAGATGAAGATATGAGTTTAGTATTTGATGAAACGGAATCTATAGAAGCTAACTTTGAGATAAAAGAAGAGGAAGATGGACAGGCAGCTATAGAAGTTAATTAATTCATAAAAGAGGTAGGGGTTAGCATCTACTCTTACCTCTAGCATTTAAGTAAAGAAGGTGAGAAATTGGAAAGAGCATTTAAAGGTATTTGGATACCAAAAGAAATTTGGTTAAACGATAATCTTACCTTGATGGAAAAAGTATTTTTAGTTGAAATAGATAGTTTAGATAATGATAAAGGTTGTTTTGCTAGTAATGAACATTTTTCTAGTTTCTTTAAACTATCTAAATCTAGATGTTCAGAAATTATAAAAACATTGGAGAAAAAAGGGTTTATAAAAATAACTTATATTTATAAAAAAGATACAAAAACAATAGAAAAAAGAATTATAAAGGTATTCGATAAATCGAATAGGGGTATTCGAGATTCCGAAGGGGGTACTCGAAAAACCGAAGAGGGGTATTCGGAAAATACGAAAGATAATAATACATATATTAATAATACATTTAATAAAAGTAGTTGTATTAAGGAAGGACTAGAAGAAGTTTTAAATTATTACAAAAGAGAAATAGTAAACAGATATGTATTAACCAAAATAGAAGAAGATTTCTTTTTAAAAATAGGTGATAAGATTCAATATGATTTAGTCATAAAAGCTATGGAAATTTCCATTGAAGCAAATGTAAAAGAATTACGTTATATAAAAGGAATAATAAAAAAGTGGTTAGCTGATGACATAACCACTTTAGAGAAATTAGAAGGCCACAAACTTAAATATGATAAGACATGTCCGTCTAAAAACAGTATTAGCAAAAATAATAAAAATATACATGGTTTAAAAACTAGATATCATAATATAAATCAATCTTTTAGTAAGTATGATGGTGATGAACTAGAAAAGATGTTACTAGAAAGTCAAAAAGGAAAGTTTAAATAGGAGTGAGTAGGGTGAGATATTCTAATACATATGATTTTGATTTTACAGAAAACTATATGGCTTTATTAGCTTGTATATTAGATTCAAGACTAACTATAGGGCAAGCTATTAAGTATATAACACTTGATGACTATAGAGACACTGAAGGTGGAAATTATAAGAAAGTCAAACGTAGACAAAATCATAATTACAAAGTAAAAGTTATTGATGAAGTTGAAAACAAAGAAATTGAATTTGACAAGATAGATGATTGTTGTAAATTTTTAAACATGAGAAGAGCGGATATAACAACTTATATAAAGCATAATAGATTATTTAGAAAGAGATATAGAATACAAGCTTTAGAAACTATAAGATCAGTTGAAAGGAAGCCTGTAATAATTACAGATATGTTAAAAGATGAAATCATAGAGTTTGAAAGTGTTAATAAGGCTTGTGATTATTTAAATGTTAGCAGGATCAATATAAATAAAGCTATAGCTGATAAAAGATTATTTAGAAAAAGATATAAAATTGAATACAAGGTTGGAAGTGAAAAGAATGAGTAAAGCTGAAGATTTAAATAAAGTTAAAAAAGAAGCTAGTATACAAAGTGTAAAAGAAACATTCTTTAAACCAAGTGATTATAAAACATATCCTAACTATATGGCTTTAGCACAGTGCATATGTGGATTAGAAATCAATGGAAAAATAAAGTTTCCAGAAAGTGCAGATAAAATAATGAGTGCTTGGGGAATTAAAGGTGGTAATAAGGAGGAATAGTTATAAATTTTAATAGGATTAAATCTAATTCAGTTGAAGAAGAAAAATAAAATCTAAAGTTTATGAGGTGGAGATATTAAATTAAGAGAAAAGATGCCCAATTGGAGCACCTTTAATTTAGGAGATTATTTAATTAGGTAGTTTCAATAAATAAAACTATTAAGATGGATAGATATAAATATTTCCGCCACCAAGTATTACTATTCTATACTCAGGACTAATTTTAACTAAATTAAACTTTTCAGAATCAGGAGAAAATCTAATAGACTGAACTAAAACTTGATTCTCGTCAAATACTTGAAGATAAGCTCCTTCAGTTTTTGAAACATTTTGAACTATATATTTGTTATCCTCAGAAAAGTTTAAATCAGCAACCTTATAGACACCTTCTTTAAATAGGTTAACTGCATAAACACTACTAGATAGGCTTAATAAAAAGCATGAAGATAATAAAAGTACAATTATTTTCTTTTTCACATTAAAACCACCTTTCTAGAATAGTTTGACTCTTAAAAAAATAAATATTCGTTAACCTAAAGAGAAATAATTGACTGAATGAAAAAGTAAATTTTACATTTTATATAGAAAAAAAGACTAGAAATTAATCTAGCATTTAATGATAAATGCGTTTGTACACGATGATCATACACAGAAGATAATTCTATTATATAAAGTTATAAATTAGTTATTCAAAAAAATATAAAAGATTTAGGAGGTTGATATGGAAGTTAATTTTACAATAGATGGGAAACCACAAGGCAAAGGAAGAGCAAGATTAAGTTATAGAAGGATAAAAACACCAGAACAAATTATTATATATGAGAACTATATAAAATTATTATGATGACACTAAGATAGTTGTATTAGTAGCTGCTCAGAACTTTGAAGATAAACCTAAGTTAGAAGTTAAAATAGAATCTTTAGCATAGATAATAAGGGGGATTTTTATGGACAAAAAAGAATTACAAAATAATTGTTTTAGATTTACAGAAAAAATTTTATATGGATATAAAGATATAGAAGAATTTATAAAAAATACGGAGAAAAAATTAAAGGATATAAAATTAGATGAAAATACTACAACAGTAGGAACTATAAATTATAATAGCATACAGGTAAGCCATACTTTCAATATATCTAGAGTGACTGAAAGAAAGGCATTAGATAAAGTTGAAGAAGAAACTGAATTAAAAATAGAATTATATAGAAATAAAAAACTAAAAAAAGAAATAGATCAAGCTATAAATAATTTATCTCCGATATATAGAGATATAATTAAATACAGATATATAGATGGATTAACATGGATGGAAATTATTGATATAATGAGCTATGAAGAGAGACAACTAAGGAATAAAAAGAAACAAGCTATTAGAAGTATAGCTATAAAATTATTTGGAATAAAATTATTTGAAGAAGAGGAGGACACATTATTTGATCTAATAAAAATATAAAGGAGGATAAACAAAGTGGACAAAATAAATAACATGGTAGATAAAAGTTTAGATTTGTATGCTAACAATCTTGTTATTAGGGGGCTTGCAGAAACTATAAAAATTTTAAATCCTGCACTATCAATAGCAGATGGAGTTTTATTAAGTTCAATAAATAATTTACAACAGAAGAGAATGAAAGCATTTTTTGACGAGTTAGAAAGTGGCAATATAAATTTATCAGAAGAAATAATAAAATCTGATGATTTTTTACACAAGTATATGATAACTAGAAATGTGGTAGTTAAAACTAATAGAAAAGAAAAAATAAAGATATTTGCAATGTTATTTAAATCATCTATAAATAATAAAGGAGATTTTGCTGTAGATTTATATGAAGAATATTTAGATATATTAGATGAACTATCATATAGAGAGTTATATATATTAGCTAAATTGTATAAATATGAAAATGAATACCCTTTAGAACCAAATGAAAATGAATTACAAAGATGTAATAAGTTTTGGAATGAATTTACAAATGAAATAAAAAATGATTTAAATATAGATGAAGAAGAACTTGATGCTATATTAACTCGAATAAATAGAACAGGATGTTATAAAGAAATTGTTGGTACATATGTAGATTATAATGGAGGAAAAGGTAAATTAACTCCTATATTTAATAGAATTCAAAAACTAATCAATAGTGAATATTAAAGATTTTATTTGGATATTGCCGATTTGTTACCGATATATCAAATAAAAATATGAGATAATTTTAATATAGAGAACTTAGGATTAGCTAGTTTCCTTATTCCTTAATACTCTTGTTGATATAAATATATGGCTAGGGTAATCTCTTTACCCTAGCAACATGAGGATATAGTTTAAGTGGCAAAACAGATACTTTGGATGTATTAGTTACAAGTTCAAAACTTGTTATCCTTTCCAATATAACTTTACGGCTCTTAAGAGCACTCTATAGCGGTATGGAGTATAAACTACTTATCACGTTCTCGTAAAAGAAAAGAAATGATTCTAAATATAGAATCATTTCTTTTCTTTTAAGGAATTTAATTTCTTTGAAAGACAGTAAAAAAATACTAAGTATGAGGTTGAAATTATTTTATCAAAGTTTAAGTTTAGGTTTAAATAATAAAAAATAATTTTTATATAAAAATAAACTTAAATTATTATAAAGCAAAAAGAGACGATGCTATACAGCACCATCTCTTTTTCATAAGAAATTAATATAGAAAAACATGATACCTCGCAAGAGGTTAATTAAATTATAACAAAGTTTAGGTTTAGATTTAAATAGTAAAAAATAAAATTAAACCATTAGAAAAGAAAAGTAGATGATACTAAAATAGCACCATCTACTTTCCGTACGGAATTAAAAAATCGACAAAACGAAAATGTGACACCTACAAGAGGCTATTTTTATTATAGCAAAGTTTAAGTTTAGATTTAAATAGTAAAAGCAAAATTAGAAAAGAAAAAGAGATAACACTAAAAATAGTATTATCTCTTTTTTTGTGTAAATTTTAAACAGCAAAAGAAGAAACAAACAACCTCTTATATAGGTTAATTAAATTATAACAAAGTTTATATTGATTTTAAAATATAAAAGTATAAATAAAGGAGTGAAATTACCATGACTAAATACAGAAAGAAAAGTGCAACAATAGAAGCTGTTCAATGGACTGGAGATATAGAAAGCATAGAAAAGATAGACTGGGTAAAAGAAGAAATAGAAAAACAAAATATAATATTTGGAGTTAAGGACTTTAAAGATAAAGAAGCAGTATGTTTAATACCTGATAAATATAATCCAATGCGTAAAGTTAAAACTATGGATTATATAATAAAATGTGAAGGCAGAATTGGCTCAATTAGCGAAGAAATACTTAAAGAGCTATATGATCCAATAGAAGATACAAGTAATTGCGAAACTGATATTGAGGTTAATCTTGATATAGATACAACTGAAGCTGAAAAGAAGCTGGAGGACTTTAAAAGTTATGTAGATAGTATTAATGATATTAAATATAGTCCAGGAATAATGAAAGTTGTAACTAAAGATGAGTTCATACTTAAATATGGAATGAAAGGCATGTCAAGAGAAAAGGCAATTAAATCATGGAATAAAATATCTAAAGGATACAACTTTGCATTAAGCAAAGATGCAAGTATGAAATGTATACTTAGTATAGATTATTTAAGTAATTTATTGAAAGAGAAAAAAGATTCAGATTGTACTCATAAAGAACAGGAGCGATAAGATGATAGTTATATGTGATCAATGCAATAATAGTTTCAATATAGAAGAGGAAGATCTAAAAGATAAGATGATTGATAATATAAAAGTCACATACTTTGAATGTAGAGAATGCAATCATAAGTATGTGACTTCTTGTGTTGATGAATACATAATGAAAGAGCAAAGAAGATATCAGAAGCTCATCAAAGATATTAATAAAACTAATAAGTCTCAGAAGTGTTTAAGGAATATGAAACTACATTCTGATAGGTTAAAGAAAAAGATATTAGAACAGGTATAGAATCAAGATGTTAAAGAAGTTTTGCAGGTGTGGAAAAATTATAAGCCAAAGTAAAAGCAGATGTGATAAGTGTGAGTCTAAGTATATAAATAATAAAAGAAAAAGTTATAAAGTTTACAATTCTAAAAATAGAAATAAAAATATAGATGCATTTTATCATACTGATGAATGGGAAGAAAAAAGAATATATATATTAATTAAATATAATTATGTAGACTTATGGGATTTCTTTGTGAATGGAAAAGAAACAACGGAAGCTAATACAGTTCATCATATTGTTGAAGTAACAGAAGATTATGAGCAACGATTAGATAATTTGAATTTAATACCAGTTAGTACGAAGAGTCATAATAAGATACATTCTTTATATAGAAAAGATAAAGAATCTACTCAAAAGAAGCTTAGAGATATACTTGAAAAGGCAGAGAATCTTTTCTGCAATAATAAAAGCTATTAAATGGAATATGAAAATTAGTATCAAGAATAGAATTACAAAGGCTTAAAATGGCAAATACAAGTTATACCCCCCTACCTTTAAAAATATAAGTAGGGGATTTACCGAGCGAGCAGGGGTATATATATTCAGAGATTTTCCCTTTTTAAAAATTTTTTGGAGAAAGGAGGTAGATTATGGGTAGGCAAAGAAAAACTGTATCAACTACAAAGAAACATCTTACTAAAAAAGAAAAGGAAAATAGAAGCAATCAAGAAAAAAAGTTAAAATTAGATAGAGATGAATTAATAGTACCTGAAACATTAAAAGATAATGAAATTGCAAGCAAAGAGTTTGAGAGAGTTGTTAGCGCTGCTGAAAAAATTGGGTTATGGGATAATCTTGATTTGCCCTTTATAATAATGTATTGTGATGCATGGAGTCATTATAACGAGATTGAAAAACAAATGCGTAAGAATAAGCAATACACAGTACAAGGTAAAGATAGTGAAAAATTAAATCCTTTAATAAATGCCCAAGATAAATATATATCTAGGATAATGAGATGTTCAACGAAGTTAGGAGTAGCTACAACTGACAGACTAAAACTTATAATTCCAGAACCTGAAACAAAAGAAAATAAATTTATGAAATATTTAAAGGTGTAAGTTGTGGCAAGGCGTAAAGATAGAGTAACAGAATATGCGAAAAAAGTTGTTTCAGGTAAGGTTATAACAGGCGATAGTGTAAAAAAAGCTTGTGAAAGACATCTTAAAGACTTAAAAAACAGTAAAACAAAAGATTTTAACTATAAATGGGATGTTTCAAAATCTGAAGAAGCTTTAGATTTATACAATGACCTTACAATACTTGAAGGTGATGAAGCTCAAACATTAAAAACAAGAGGGTTTCAAAATTTCATTTTAGGAAGTTTAGAAGGATGGGTAGAAAAAAGAACTGGATACAATAGATTTAGAGAGGCTTACATTCAAATTGCAAGACAGAATGGGAAGTCTTTTTTAAGTGGATCTAAAGCTATAAAAACAAGTAATTTTTCAACTTATAAAATGGGTAATATAATTTGCGCAGCCAGTAAAATGGATCAAGCAAAAATAGTTTGGAAAGAAATAAAGAAATTTATAATAGCAGATAAAGAACTTGAAGAAATGTTTAAAATAACTGAATCTACAAATGAAATAACAGCAGGAGCTACAGGAACAGTAATAAAGGCTGTTGGAAGAGATACTAAATCTATGGATGGATTTAGAAGCATATTAGCAATACCTGATGAATTACATGCTCATAGAACGAATCAAACATATAAGCTTTTATTAGGAGGACAAAGAAAAGTAAACAATGCTTTAATTTTAGCTATAACAACAGCTGGATTTGACCTTAATAGTTTTTGTTATGAACATTATCAATTTTGCAAAAAGGTTCTTGATGGAGTTGTAAAAAAAGAAAGTTTATTTATATATATAGCTGAGATGGATAAAGAAGATGATATATGGAATTACAAAAACTGGGTAAAATCTAATCCTCTATTACTTTTAAATGAAGATGATACTATAAATATGCATGAAGTAAAAAAAATGAGTGAAGTAGCTATAGAAGTAAAGGAAAAAGGTGGAGAAGATTTACTTGATTTTAAGACGAAGTGGCTTAATATATGGGTTAGTTATAGGGGTGGAAGTTATTTAGATGCAGAATGCTTAAATGATTGCGCTTCAGATTTAACTATATCTGATATGGAAGGAAAAGAATGTTTTTTAGGAATAGATTTATCAAGTGGAGGCGATTTAACTTCGATAGCACTTATTTTTCCATTAGAGGATGGTACTATATTTATTCATAGTCATTCATTTATGCCAGAATTAAGATTATTAGAACATGAAAACTCAGATGATGCTCCATATAGAATATGGGTTGAAGATGAATTATTGACATTAACAACAGGAGCATTTGGAATAAAAACAGATTATAAGTTCATTATAAATTATTTAAAAGACTTACTTGAAAAATATCAAATAACTGTAAAGTCATGTGGATATGATAATCATAATGCAAGTGCTTTTATAGCAGATTTAGACTTTTTAGGTTGTGATTTAATAGATATACCTCAAAGTGCTAAGGCTTTAAACGATGCAACCGTAGACTTTAGATTATCTATAAAATCAAAACAAGTTAAATATGATAAAAATAATAAGTTATTAAAATGGAGTGCAATTAATGCTACAACTACTAAAAACAGTTTTGGAGAAATCAAGGTAGATAAAAATTTACAAGAAAATAGAATAGATCCTATTGATGCTATTTTAGATGCTTGGAAATTATATTTTGAAACTAAGGAAAGTTCAAATATAGCATTTGTACCAAAATAAATTTAAAAGAGGTGATCTTGTGGGTTAAATTGGTTTAAAAAATTTAAATTCAAAAAAACAATTAATCAAAAAAATAATGCAAAAGGTAGAGGCAAAAAAAGAATATTTTACTCTTCAAACAAAGATATAGCCAATAATGAAACCATATTTGCTGCAATATCTTTAATTTCTAATGCTGTAGCTAGTGTACCTATACATTTAAGGAAAGGGTATGAAAAAGTAAGTGCTAATGAAAATACAATAGCTAGATTATTAAGAGATGGAGTAAATCCTAACATGACAACTTTTGAATTTATAAGAATAATGGAAGTTATAAGAAACACAAAAGGTAGAGCATATGCTATAAAAGAATATGATTATTATGAAAATATATCCTATATATGGATATTAAATCCAGATTATGTAACACCATATAAAGACGAAGAAAGCGGAGAATTATGGTATAAAGTAAAAGAAGAGTATATACACAGTAGGCATATAATAGAAGTTAGCCATATAAGTGCAGATGAGTATGGCGGTATAAGCCCTATAGATGTACTATACAACACTTTAGATTATGATGAAAAAATTAAAAATTTAAGTGTAGAACAGTTAGAAAATGGAATAGGATTTAGATATGCATTTAAAGTAGGAGCTAATCTATCTATTGATAAATTAAGTGAATACCATGAGCTAATACAAGAATATATGGATAAAGGAATAATATACCTAGATAATGGGAAGTCATTAGAGGAACTGAAAAACAATTCTTTTATAGATCCAAAAGTTTTTGAAGTTGAAGAAATAACCGTATCTAGAGTAGCGAGAGTTTTTAACATACCTCCGCATAAACTATCTGCAAAAAATATAACTTACTCAAGTGCAGAACAGGGAGATTTAGAATTTTTAGTAGATACTATTCTTCCTGTTATCCGTATGTATGAACAACAGTTTAATAAAAAATGTTTATCTAATTATGAAAAGGATGAAGGATTTGAGGTTAAATTTAACCTCAATGGATTTGCAAGAGCAGATATGAAAACAAGAGGAGAGTTTTATTTTAAAATGATTAGATCTGCGGGATTAACTCCGAATGAAGTCCGCATGTTTGAAGATATGCCACCTAAACCACATGGAGATGATTTATTAATAAGTAGGGATTTAATTCCTATTAAAGATATAAATTTTTTATTAAAAGGAGGTGAGATTAATGACCAAAGTATTAAATCTTAAAGGCGTAGATTATAAAACTGGACAAATTAAAGATTCTGGAAGAATAGAAATAAAAAATCAGACTGGAAATAGTGCTGATTTATATTTTTATGGAGATATTGTATCAGAGTCTTGGATAAGTGAATGGTATGAAGATGACATGTGTCCATCTGATGTAAAAAAGTTTTTAGATGAATTAGAAAATGTTCAAAATATAAATATTCATTTAAACTCTGGAGGAGGCTCCGTATTTGGAGGATTAGCTATATATAACCAGTTAAAAAGATATAATGCAACGATAACTACTTATATAGATGGTTTAGCCGCCAGTATAGCCAGTGTTATAGCTATGGCAGGAGATAAAATAATAATGCCTGAAAATGCTATATTAATGATTCACAAGCCTTTAACATGGTGTTATGGAAATGCAGATGAAATGAAAAAACAAATTGAAATATTAGACACTTGCCAAAAATCTATTTTAAGTATTTATATGGAGAAAACAAGGTCTGGTATAACTGAAGATGAAATAAATAATTTAATAAATGAATCTACATGGTTAACTGGAGAAGAAGCCTCTAAATATTTTAATATAGAATTAGAAGGTTCTGTAAATATAGATAACTGTATATCTAATTATTTTGATAAATATAATTTACCTAATGATAAAGTCGTAAAGATTGATAAACAATCAAATACGGCTTTTTTTAATAACAATAAAATTAAAGAATCAAATGATGATCTTTTAGTAATGGATGAAGCTACAAAAATAATGATAGAAAGAATAAGAAATTTATAAATAAAGGAGAAAAAATATGAATAGATTTCAATTACAACAAATGTTTGATGGAGTTAAGGCACAATTAAAGCAGGAAAGTGAGAAATTATCTAATATGTATATGGATTCTAATTCTACTATTGAATCAAGATCAGAGCAACAAAAAGTAGTAAAAGACTTAGAAGAAAGATTTAATGGAATAAAAAAGCAAATAGAAGAGTTAGATAATAAAGAAGCTCAAAAAATGAAAAATAAATCTTTAGGAAATAGCGAAAATGATATAAAAATAAATGCAAAAGCAACATTAATAAGAAATGTAATGGAAGGTAAACCTGTAGATAATACAGTTTTAAATTCATTAGGTGATGATTCAAGTATGGGTAATGGAGGAAAGATATTACCAAGCACTATGACAACAGAATTATTACATGAGCCTATGGTTAAAAATCAACTAAGAGGACACTCTGCACTTACTAATATAACTAATTTAGAAATACCAAGAATAACATTCTCTTTAGATGATGATGATTTCATAGAAGATGGAGAAACTGCAAAAGAATTAGCTACATCAACAGATACAGTAGCATTTGGAAGACATAAATTTAAAGTATTTGCAAGTATTTCAGAAACTGTTTTAAGAGGGACAAATACTAATTTAGTTCAAACTGTAGAAAGTGCACTTGAAAGTGGACTTGCAGCAAAAGAAAAGAAAGTTGCATTTGCAAAGAGTCCTAAATCGGGAGAAGAGCATATGTCTTTTTATTCAACTCAAAATGCTATAAAGAAAATAGAAGGAGAAAATAAATATAAAGCTATAAAAAAATGTTTAGCAGATTTAGAAGATATGTATAGTGATAATGCTGAAATATTTATGCTTAGAACAGACTACTATGACATAATAGAAATGCTATCAAATGGAACAACTAGCTTATATGCAGCTCAACCAGAACAAGTTTTAGGTGCGCCTGTTACATTCTGTGATAAAGCTGTAGATCCTGTTGTTGGAGACTTTTCATTCTCTCATTTTAACTATGATTTAGACATGTTATATGATAGAGATAAAAATGTTAAAACTGGTATGGAAGATTTCGTTTTAACAGCTTGGTTTGATCATCAGATAAAATTAAAATCTGCATTTAGAATAGCAACAGTGACTCCCAGTTAATGAATCTGAAGAAATGGATATTATTACAGATTTAAACGAATTAAACGTACAAGAACTTAAAGAGATTTGTAAAAAAAGAGGTTTTTCAGGTTACTCTAATTTAAATAAAAATGAGTTAATAGATTTAATAAATAAACAAAAAGAATAGGAAGTTCTCCTATTCTTTTATTATGGTGATGATATGGATAAAGAAAGAGAAATAATTAAATCAATAAAATTTTCGTGTAGGATAGATGAGGATTTAGATTATATAGTAAATAATAAAATAGATAAAGAAATAGAAGAATTAAAAAACTCTGCAGAAATGTATCTTAAAAATTCAGGCGTAAAAATTGATTATGAAAATGACTTATTTGTGTTGCTTGTAAAGAAGTTAGTGAAGCATTGGTATGATTATAAAGATAATAATGTTAGTAAATACAATGAAATACCTTTTGGAATAACTTGTATTATAAATCAATTACAAATTTGCAATAGGAAGTGATTGAATGGAGTTAAATGAAAGAATAATAATACAATCAATAAAAAGTAAGGGAACGCTTGAAGATAATGAGATTATAGATATGGTTAGTTTATGGGCTAATATAGAAGATATTGAGGAAAAAGAAAGTGTTGTATCTGAAAAGTTAACATCTAATATCTCAAAAAAAGTAATTATAAGATATACACCTATATTGGATAGTAGAAAAAATCCAAAGATAAGTAAAGAATTTCAAATTAAATACATGGGAAATGAGTATGAAATTAAAAGTGCTATTACCATAATAAATAAGCAATATATAAAATTAAATGTTCATAGTATTTAATAAAAAGTAGGTGGAAAGATGCATAATTACCTGGTAGGTATTCTTGAAACTTTAGGAATTGATATAGCTTGGATGGAATATGAAGGTGATTCAGATGAATATATAGTATTTTCTATATATGATGACAAAGAGAGTGACTTCTTTGACAATACAAATCTATCTGAAACTTATTATATAACTATAAATTATTATTTCAAAAGTTTAAAGAATATTGATAAATGGGAAAAAATAAGGGATTTATTAAAGGAAAATGGCTTTGCCTATGATGGTGGAGAGGATTTAAAAACAAAAAATATATATGGTAAAAATATGGATTTTATCTATAAAAAAACGACCTCTTAAATTCGATTCTAAGAGGTTTTATTTTTCCTTTTGATATATTCATCAATGCAATTTTAAACATATTTAAAGGAGAAAACTTTTATATGGGATTAAATGTTGATTTCAACCAAGTAAAAGCTAATTTAATGGCTATACAGAAAAATATTAGAAATAATGTAATAGATAAATCTCTTGATGCAGGAGCAGAAATTATTTTAGAAGAAGAATTAAAAAATGTTCCTGTTCATGTTCCAGATAAAAAAAATCGTAGAACTGGTGGAAGATTAAAAGCTAGTTTAGGAGTGGATAAAAAAAGTGGAACAGAATTAAAGAGATCTGTCCATATAGGAATAATTAATGCTCATGAAAGAGAGGTTGTATATGGATATTATCAAGAGTATGGGTTTCAAAGAGGTGGAAAAGCAGTTGCGGGTAAAAAATGGATGAAAAAATCATTTAACAACTCTGTAAAAAAAGCAAATGAAAAAATTAAAGATGTTGTAATTAAAGAAATAACCGCAGGTGTTAAAAAATAGAAAACTAAATATATAAATTTAAAAATAGTAGTTTTGTGTACGAAACTACTATTTTTGTGTTCAAAATGACTAATTTCGTGTACGAAATTAAAAACAGCCAATCAAATACAAAAATAAGAAAGAAGGTAATTAAATGACTAACAAAATAAAAGCATGTTTTGGTTTATCAAATATACATTTTGCTGAATTTAATGGAAGTGCATTTGAAACACCAGTTAGAATACTTCACGCTAAAAAAGTTGAGAATAAATTCAAATATGAAAACGTAGAAGAATGGGCAGATAATATCGCTGTTATAAATGATTATTTATTTGGTGGTGGAGAAGGTAAATTAACTACTCTTGGATTAAGTAAAGAAGAAAGAACTTTATTATTTGGAAATAAATCTGTAAAAGGTGGAATAGCTGTAGCGGATACAGATGAAGCTCCTATAGGTGCTTTTTTATTTGAAAGAAGATTAAAGGGTGGAGCTAAGAGATTATATGTAATATATGCTTGTAAGTGCTCTCCAACAGATATATCAGGAGATACTATAGAAGGTGGAAAGACTGAATATGAAACAACTGAAATAGAATACTCTATAAGTGCATGTGAACATGAAGGCGTAAATTTAATTTATTTCTTTATAGATACAAATGATCCTACTGTAGATCAAACACAGATTACAAAATGGTATCAAGAAGTTCAATTCCCGAAAGAATTAGAAGATTTGCTTGCTATGAAAATGAAACAAAAAGAATATGTTCCTGAAGATAAATCAGGTATGATAGCAGTTTCAAAAGATAGTAAAGAAGATACAAATGACTTAGAAAAAGAAATAAAGGAAGTAAAAGAAAGTAAACCTAAAAAAAGTAAAGATGATTCAGAAAAAGAAAAATTAGAAACTAAAGAATAAATATAAAAAGTAAAAGGCTTTGTAAATCAATTATAGATTTATAGAGCCTTTTTAATATTAGTTACTAAGGATTAGGTGATAAAAATGTATACGTCTACATTAGAATTTGAAGGTGTTAAATTTAAAGGAACTATGGATATGAACTCATTAAAAAGTATTCAAGAAGATTTATTAAGTGAGGGTATAAAAACAACTATTCCAAATATTTTTAAAAAAATTTCTGAATATGAAATGACTTATATATCCTCATTTGTATTAAATACTTTATCAAGTATAAATGAGAAAAAGAAAGATGAGTTTTTAGATTTATTTTTAACTAAACCTAAAGACGACCTTCAAATAATTAATAGATATAATTCAATATTTTCATATATAAATGATCTTATGGCTAGATGCCTTCCAAAAGTAGAATCTAAGGAAGAATCTATTTTTGAAGATGACGACTTATTATATGAGGACAAAGATTGGGAATTAAGCCATATGGAGTTTATGTGGAATAGTGTAATTAATAGAAGTGATAATTTTTGGAATATAACACCTAAAAATTACTTTGAACAATTTGAAATATATAAGAAATTCAACAATATAAAAGACGAAAAAGTTGAGGATTTCTAAGGTGGTGGTTAAATGTCAGGCAAGAAAGAAGAAATAGGCGAATTAGCCATTGCTCTAAGTTTTGAATCTCAAGATGCTAATAAACAGATATCAGCATTAAATAAATCTATAAATAGAACTGAAAAAGAATTTAAAGCAGCTGGGAAAGGTATTAAAAACTTTGAAAATACATATCAAGGTTTAGATGCAAAGATAAAGAAAACTACAAAACAATTAGAAGATAATAATAAAAAGCTAAAAGTTCAAGAAAGTGAACATAAGAGAGTTGCTAAAGCCTTTGAACTTAGTAAGAAAAAATTAGATGAAATGGATGGAAGTATTGATAAAAATTCAAAGGAATGGAAAGAGCAAGCTAACTTAGTACAAAAGAATGCTGATAAATTAACCAAATTATCTACTGATATCAATGTTACAAAAGGCAATATAAATAAATTAACATCTGAACTTAATGAATCTAAAACTAGGTTTGAGGAATTAGGAAGAAAAACTCAAACTTTAGATGAGAAGTTAGAACAAATAGGAACTCAAAGTGAATTAACTCAATCAGAGTTAAATAAGTTAGGCAGTGAACTTCAACAAAGTGGTGGATATTTTGAGAATTTAGGTAATGAAATAAATAAAATAGCAAATGATCTAAACACTTGTAATCAAAAAGTAGATGCTTACCAATCTGAAATAAATAAATTAGATTCTGTATTAAGTGAAAATAAGAGCAAGCATAGCCAATTAAAAAAGGAAATTAATGATCTTGAAAAAGAACTATCAGAAGCTAAAAGTAAATATGGAGAAAATAGCACAGAAGCTAATCAACTAAATCAAAAACTATTAAGCCTTAAAGATAGTTACAACCAAGTTGAAACTGAGATTGAACAAAATAATAAAGAGTTATCTCAATACAAAATACAATTAAATAATGTTCAAACAGAAGTAAATCAATTATCTAATGAACTAAAACAGATGCCTTTTGATAAAGTTTCAGAAAGTTTAAAAAATACTGGTTCTAATATAAAGAGTGTAGGACAGAGTTTAACGGCTGGTGTAACTGTACCTATAGGTGCGGCGGCTGGAGCTGCAACAAAATTCGGTGTTGATTTTGATAGTGCTATGAGTAAGTTACAAGCAACTTCAGGTATAACTGATAAAACTTCTAAGTCATTTGTAGACCTTGAAAGAAAAGCTCGTGAAATGGGTAGTACAACTTCTTTTAGTGCTACAGATGCAGCAAATGGACTTACATATTTAGCCCTTGCAGGTTGGGATGTAGAAACTCAAATAGATAGAATTGAGCCAGTTCTTAGGGCTGCTGAAGCTGGAGGAATGGATTTAGCTAGATGTGCAGATTTAGTTACAGATTCTATGTCTGCCGCTGGAGTTGCATCTGAAGATTTCTCAAAATACTTAGATATAACAGCTCAAGCACAAAGAAAATCTAATACTTCTATGGAGGAAATGCTTGAAGCTTATACCGTAGCTGGAGGAATGTTTGACCAGTTAAATATGCCCCTTGAAAAATCAGGAGCTTTATTAGGAGTATTAGCAAATAGAGGAACTAAAGGTTCAGAAGCTGGAAATGCTCTTATATCAGTATTCTCAAACCTAATAACAGAAACTGGTCAAGCTGGAGACGCTTTAGAAGCTATGGGAATATCTCTTTATGATTCAACAGGAAAACAAAGAGATATGGTTGATGTATTAAAAGAAATGGCTCAGAAACTTGGAGTAACAGCCGATGGAACTTCTGATTTAACAGAACAACAAAAACAACAGTATGCTGCTATGGTCGGAGGAAAAACTCAATTTGATACATTAATGAAGTTATTATCTGGAGTTTCTGGAGAGTATGATACATTAGAAGATCAATTAAAAAACAGTAATGGTGCATTAGCTGAAATGGCTAAAATTATGAAAGATAATCTAGGTGGATCTATAGATAATATGAAATCCTCAATTGAAGGAGCTTTAATTGAAGCTTTTAAAGCTATGGAACCAGTCTTAGAAAATATAATTAAATGGATAACAGATGCAGCTAAATGGTTCTCTAACTTAGATGATTCTACTCAACAAACTATAGTAACTATTGGAGCTATGGCCGCTGCAGTAGGACCTTTACTTATGGGATTAGGTCAACTTATGATAGTTGGAGGAAACACTGTAACTTTACTTGATAAATTAAAAGGCGGTATGGGAAAAAATGCTGTTGCAATTGGTGGACTAAAATCAGCTTTAGGCTTGTTGGCTTCTCCAGTCGGAATAGGTGCTGTTATTGTTGCTATAGGTGGCTTAATTGCTATGATTGGAGATAATGAAAATGCATTACTTAAATTACAGGAAAAGTTTGGTGGATTTGGAACTGTAATTGGAGGAGTATGTGAATTTGTTTCTGGACATGTTCAATTAACTTTTGGAAATTTAGCTATAGCTATAATGGGAGTATTTGATATTATAGGTGCAATAATAGATGGTCCAGGTGGAGCTACTGTAAATGATGCATTTGATAAAATGACTGCCAAAATGAAATTAAATACAGAAGAAGCTATGGGTAAAATGGTCCTTACTACAACTCGTGGAATGAGCCAACTGAGAAATGCTACAGATACACAATTAAATGGAACTGTAGAATCTATGAATACTATAATGGATGCTATTCCTAGAATAGTTGATGGAAAATATAGAACAGCCTCACAAGTTTTAGGTCAACAATTACATAATATGGATTTTACCCAATTGTCTATACTTCAGGGTATGAATGATACAACTAAAATGATGTTCCAAGGAATAGTTCAAGGTATGTCTGTAGAACAAGCATCAAAAAAAGTTGAGCAGAACTTAAAAGAAATGGCTGCTGCAGGAAAAATTGATGCAGATACTATGCAAAAAGATATTAGCCAAGCTATGGAACAAATGAAACAGCAAATGGATACTAAAACCAAAGAGGGAGCAGACAAAGTAAATACAAATACTAAGAATGCTGAAAATCAAGCTGTTCAAAATGCAAAAAATACAAAAGATAAAGTTTCTAAAGAATATAATGAAACAGCATCAAATATTGATAAAAGTACAAAAGATGCTGGAAATAAAGCCAAAGCAAATATGGATAAGGCCTCTAAAGATGTTGGGAATGCCACTAATAATATGGCTAATGAATCTAAAAAAGGAACTGGAAAACTTGCATCTAATACAGATGCTGATATGAAAAAAGCTAATAAATCAGTTCAACAATCAGCTACTGATATGTATAATGGTTCTAAAAAGTCTTATTCTAAAATGGCTGATGTAGCTAGGCAAGAAGCTAGCCGTATGCATAATGGAGTAAGAGACAGTGCTAATGCAATGTCTCTAAAGGCTCGACAAAGTGCTTCTGAAATGTATAGAGGTGTAACTACAAGTACAAGGCTTATGGCTAATGCAGCTATAGCTGACTGGAATAGAATAAGAAGTGTTTACTCACAACCTATACATGGTACAATTATAAAAACAACTGTACTACAAACAATTAGCAAAGGTCCTAAGAGCATTACTAGAGATATTCCTACTATTTCAGGGCCATATAAAATACCTAGAGAAGCTAATTTAAAGTTAAGAAGTGTAAACTTATCTAATTTTACTATGCCTAGAATAGATACATCTCAATACTTAACAAGAGGAAGTTATTATAATTCAAATAGTTATAATAGTTCATTCTCCAATGTAGTTAATAATACTTCTAATAAGAACTTAGAAAGTAAATTAGATACATTAATAAGCCTTATGTATGATGTATTGCATAAAAAAGAAGAGGAAAGCAATAAAAATGTTTCTGCTGAACTTAGAATAACAGATGAGACAGGAAGATATCTAGCTGAAATAATAGCCCCTCATGGCTCAATTATAGATGATTATAAAATAGACAGGGACCCAAGGTTTTAAACTATACAAAAACTTTCCTAATCCTCGCCGTAGGAGGTGATGTAAAAAATGAGACATTATATTGAATTTAATAATTTAAATTCTTTGTATGATTTAGGTTTATCAATAGTTGAAGAACCTAAAATCCCTATAACAGAGGAAATTGTTGAAATTGATAATGGTAAAACAATACGAACTGGAGAATATAAAGATTTAGATTTAACATTGAAATTTAGAATTAGAAATCCTAATACACAAATATATGATTATTTAGATACTATAGTTGATTGGATAACTAATTTTAGTTTTGAAAACAATGATTTATATATAAGTGCTTTCAAAGATAAAGTATTTAAAGTAAAAAAATCAACAGTTAAAGATCCTTTTACTAAGTATTCAAGGTATGGATTTTTTACTGTTGATTTTGTTTTAGAGCCATTTAGATATTTATATAGAGAAGATATTATAACTCTAAAATCACCTGGCGTTATATTTTATCGTGGTTCATATCAGGGTGAATGTAAAATAAGAGTTTATGGAAGTGGAAATGTTCAACTTACAATAAATAGAGAGACTTTAGAGATTAGAAATATAGATGAGTTTATAGAGATAGATAGCAAGTTAAAAGAAATTATTAATAAAAATGGTAAAAGTGTAGTTGATAATACTAACGGAAACCTTTTGATATTATCAAGAGGTACCAATAATATAGATTGGATTGGAAATGTTGAAAAGATTGAAATACTACCTCGTACAGCATTTAAATAAATTTAATTTAGAAAGGCTTTAATATGGAAAATAAAAAGATTATAAAAGTTGCTATATTTAAACCTGGAACTCCAAAAGATAAAGTTCTCACAAGCAATGGTGATTATATATTAGACAACATAGTTATCAGTTGTACTACAAAAGAAAACTTAATTACAGGTGACTATATAACTGATTTAAATGTATTTATAGATGAAAAAGGTCTATATAAAGAAATACAAGAAGAAGCTATTTTAAAATTAAAAATGGATTATGGTAATGAAATATTTGAAATCTCTAAAGTTACAAAAGGTAAAACCAATGTAAAAGCTATAGCTAGACAAATTACTATACAAAGAACTTTAGATATGTGGCTTACTGATGTAAGACCAACGGGTAAAGGCGGTCAAAGTGCATTAAATATTTTAAAAAATAATTCTATTGGAAAGAAAGATATAGAGTTCTTTTCAGATATAGATACTGTAAATACTGCTTATTACATAGATATGAGCTTATATACAGCCTTGCATAATTGTGACCAATCATTTATAAATCGTTGGGGTGGAGAAATCCTTAGAAGAGGATATACAGTAACTATTAATAAAAGAATTGGATCAGATCGTGGAGTTCAAATAAGAAGTGGTAAAAATTTAACTGGGTTTGAAGCAAAAACGGATATAGATAAAGTTGTTACTCGTATAGTTGCAAAAGGGTTTGACACTATTCGTGCTAAAAACTTTATAGATAGCCCTCTTATAAAGAAATATAGCAGCATTAAAACAAAAGAAATTAAGTACAACAATGTAAAAGTAAAAAATCAAAATAACCCTGAAGAAGGATTTAATACACTAGAAGAAGCTCAGGCTGAGCTTGAAAGGTTAGCAAAGTTAGAGTTTTCTCAAAATCATATAGATGAGTTAAGAGCTGAGTACAATATTAATTATATTCAACTTGAAAAAACTGAAGAATATAAAAACTTTGTTCAAGCTGAAAGAACTTACTTAGGGGATACTGTAAATGTATTTGAAGATAAACACAATATAAATATACATGTTCGTTGTATAGAAAAATCTTATGATGTAAAAAAACAAAAAGTTTTATCTATGAAACTTACAAATACAGATATAAAGCAAAAATCTATAACAACAACTGATATATTGGCGGAGCTTAATTCTATAATAAAAAATACTGAAAATAACAATGTTCAAGATATCATTCAAAGTATGATTAATTCAGGTATTAAAGATAGTTATGTTATACCTAGGCAAAATGAGATAGTAATTGCTGATAATAAAGATTTAGACAAAGCTATGAATGTAATGAGACTTAATAAAAATGGTCTTGCCTTTTCACAAGATGGTTACTATGGGACTTATAGATATGGATTTATGTCTAATGGAGTTATTAATGCTAGTTTAATGACTATCGGTATATTAAGTGCTATATCTATACAAAACGCTGATGGAAGCTTACAGATAGATTTAGCCGGTAGAGATGGTATAGAATTTTTAAAAAATGGAGTTAGAGCTATTGAAATAGCTGGACAAGTAATGAAATTTTTCGACTGGGATGGAGTAGGAGATCCTGTTGCAGAAATATTTTCATCAAGATTAGAAGGAAATGAAAATAAACCTGGTTTAATGATAGGTAATACTAAAGAAGGATATATAAGTATAGGATATAGAGATGAAAATAATCCTAAAACATATTATAAATATATGTTATTTGATATACATAATTTAAGTGGTGAAGCTCCATATCCTATTATTATGAATAAACCAGTATGCTTTGATATAGAATTAGTTCTAGATAGGGAAGGATTAAACGAAATATATACATCTATTGGAAAAGATTTTATAAATAAAGCAACTAATTACTGGGGCGTTGTAAATAAATCTAATGGTTATTGGAGAGTTAGAAATGGACATGGAACTTTAGAATTATTTGATGCCTTTACAGGAAATAGATATTGTTTGATTTCAGAGGATGAAACGTTTTTTGGTAAAGATGGACGTAAATATGCTTCATTTGAACCTAACTTTTTCACATTAAGAGATTCAAATAATCTAGCTTATCTTTTCAAAAGCATTGAAGGAAACTTAGTATCTAAATTAAAGTTTTTTGCAGATAATGGAATGGTTGTAAGTAATGATCTTCAAGTCTATGGAAATAAAAACTGTATTCAAAAGACCGAAAAATACGGTGATAGAAACTTCTATAGCGTAGAGGATTGCGAAAGCTATTTAACAGATAGAAGTATGCATTTAATGACTGTTGAAAAAGTACAACATGGCGATAAAGTTTCATATGAAAGAGTTATATTGCTAGATAACATTTTTAAAGATAGTGTTAATCTTAATATAAATTATACAGTTGAAATAATAAAACAATCATGGGGAGACTATCGAATAAAAGAACAAACAAAAGATTATTTTGTAATTGAATCAGATAGACCAGACTTTACATTTAAATATGTTATAACTGCAAAACGTAAAGGTTTTGAAGATGAAAGAAATAAAGAAGTATTTTTAGATACTGAAACATACTCTTTACATGAAAATAATTCAAGTGGTGCTGTAAATACCAACAATGATTTAAATATAAATGATATCAATAATTTACCTAATCCAATTAATAATGAATATTGGAGATTATATACTAAAAATAAGATAGTAGGTGATTAAAAGTGAAAGAAAAGTTGAATATATCGGTAACTGACATAGATTTATATAGAAAGCATATATACAACAAAGACAAACTTAAATCTTTAGATGTTAATAGTAGGTTTAAAAGATTTAGATTTTTTTACAATGGTTTATTAATAAATTTAGATAATATAACAGTTAGAGCATACATGATTAAACCTGATAAAAAAGAAATATTCAATGATCTATCTATAGTAGATGAAAATACTGTTGAATTAGAATTTACTAATCAAGCTTTATTAGTTCCTGGAACTTTAAAATTAGAACTTGTTCTGTATGAAGACGATGCAGAGTTAAGTTCTTTTTTAATTGAGTATGAAGTTGTAAAAAGTTTAAGAACTGATAATAGTATAGAAAGTTCTAATGAGTATACATCATTACAAATATCATTGCAGAAAATTGAACGATGGAATAAGAACTATCAAAAACTTTATGATAAATGGAATACTGACTTTTCAAACTTACACTCTACTAAAAGTGATGTCTTAGATGAATTAAAATATACTAAAGAAAATGAATTAAATAAGTTAAAAGAAGATAAATACAATGAACTTACAACATTATATAATTCAAAAGATGAAGAACTTAATAACTTAAAAAATACCTGGGATGAAGAATTTAGAAAAAAATATGATGGACTTAATAGAGAATATTCTAATAGAGTTTCAAGTATTGAAGAAGATATAAACTCTGTTAAAAAAGATGGACTTAATTTAAAAGATTCTTTAGATAGTGATTATCTCAATAACTATAAAGGTAATGTAACAGACTTCAATAATTGTACTATTGTTGGTAGATATTATGTTTTTAAAGAAGGTGGAAGTATTCCTAATGCCCCAGTTGAAGGAAATCTTTATGGAGTTTTAACAGTAACTAAACCTAATGATACAGAAATAATGCAAGTATTACATTGTCCTAATGGGGTAATTTACACTAGACTCAAAAATTTTGAAGGTAGATGGTGGGATTGGAAAAAAACACCTACAGTTGAAGATTTTGAAAGTAACAATGGAAAATCATATGGATTTCAAAAACTTCCTAACGGTATAATCATTCAATGGGGAAGTACTGTAATACCTTTTGATGGTCATAGAGCTCATGGTTATTTATATTATCCTGTAGCATTTAAAGAGGAGTGTCATTGTTGTGGAAATGTTGCCACTAATGATTATGGTGGATTCTGTGAAGCTACTGGAACTGTCGTAGGTGATAGTTTAGTACGTGGATATGCAGAAGCATTAGATATTGGTAATGTTGATAGACGAGGTCATAATGTAAGGTTTCAATGGATAGTTATAGGAAAATAAGGAGGTGCTATAGTAAATGAAAATTTATATGAATTATGATTGTGAAAGTTTAAAATTCAAAGGTTTTTATATTGATGATATTCATGGTGAAAATATACCTACTCCTACTATAGAAATAAATAATGATTTATGGAAATATATTCAAAATCTAACAGAAGATTTTAAACTAAAGGAAAACTTTGAATCAAAAGAAATTTATACATTAGAGGATATATGTATAATAGAAATAATTCCTTTTGAGTACAAAGAATATGAACCAACTAGAATAGATATACTTGAACAAGAAAATGCTGATTTGCTTTTAGATAGTGCTTTAAAAGATTCAAAAATAGAACAATTAGAAAATGATTTATCAGATTTAATGCTTGAGATAGCAACTATAGGAGGTAATTAAAATGGATTGGTTTGAAAAAATAAAAAGATATTATAACAATGGAAGATATACAAAAGATGAAGTTAAGAAATTCGTACAGTTAAAAAAAATAACTGAAGGACAATATAAAGAAATAACTAGAGAAGACTATATTAAATAGTCTTGTTTTATTGAGTTTTTTCAAAGGATGTGATTAATATTTTAAATAGAGAATACAGTTTAAAACTAGATCTTCGATTCAGATGTAATAATCCAGATATGCAATTTATGCAATTTGATAAAAATACATCTGATTTTTTTATACGTATAGAAAGAGGAACTGAAGATGTAAACTTATCAAATGCTATGATAACATTAGCTGTTATAAAGCCAGATAATACTACTGATGCTATGTTTCTTGATATAAGAAACGATAAACTATACGCTGATTTAAAGCCTTCTATGAAAGACTTAGTAGGAACTTATCAAGCAAGAGCAATGCTAGTTTCAGGTGATGAAACAGTAACAACGGATGTTATAACCTATACAGTTAATGAGGATAAAATATTAAGCCAATTAAACTCTGATATAGTTTCAGATGAAAGATATTCAATATTAACTGATATGTTGAATAATTTATCTGAAATAGAAACTAATGAAACTAATAGAGTTGAGGCAGAGAAATTAAGAGAAAAAAAGATTAAAGAATTAATAGATAAAGCAAATAAAGCTATACAAAATATTAATTCTACTATTGAAAATGAAGTTAATAAGATAGTTCCAGAAATAGTTAATGATACAACAAATGAATATTTAGGAACTGTTAAAGAAGATTTAAAAAATGCTGTTAATGATGCTAATACAAAAATAGAAGAAGTAGACAATAAAATATCCGAAGTTAATAACTTTATTGATGAAAAAAACAACCAGGTCAATGATTTTATAGAAGAAGCTAATGCAAATATAGATAAAGCTATAAAGGCTATTCCTCCTAAATCTGAATTAATGGGACAGAATGGTAAGTCATCCTATGAAATAGCTGTTGACAATGGATTCGTTGGAGATGAAATAGCATACTTAGAATCGTTAAAAGGAAAAAATGGTGCTGACGGTAAGAACGGAAAAGATGGTAAAAATGGAGTAGATGGAACATTTAATCCAGATACAGAGTTTCACGAGTTAGAAACTACAAATAAAACAGTTCTTGGAGCTATAAACGAACTTTTTAATGCAATAAAGAAAATCAATGATGCTGATTATGTTACAAGAATAAAAGATGTTCAGCGAGTAGAGCCTATGAACGGTTGGGGACTTACAGGAAATAAAATTAATAGGTTAACTAAGTTCGATTTAGGATTTACAATATTTGAGTTTCAAGTTACAGCACTTCAAGAAATTGCTAATAATGCTGTAAGTTTTATGCTAACATCTGGATTTACTCCATCTGTAACATTTATACCTATTACATTTTCTATAGGTAGCGGTATAGGAAGTGGTTTTATATACAAAAATGGTCAAGTTAAGTTCAACGGAACTTATTCAAAAGGAACTATAATAACTGGTAGCTGTTTAATAATAAATTGATGTGGAAGGACAAGTAAATATGGAAAAAGCAACAATTGATTTAATAGTATCTCAAGGAATATTTGCGATACTTTTTTTATATCTTTTTGCTGATACAAGGAAAGAGAGTAAAAAAAGAGAAGAAGAATTGCAAAAAATTATAGATAATAACCAAAAAATAATAATAGAAACTGTTAATAAATTAAATGTAATTGAAGATGTTAAAGAAGATGTTAAAGAAATAAAAAATAAGATAAATGGAGCTGTATAATGCAGCTCTTTTTATATACAAAAATATAAATTTTAGGAGGAATTAATTATGAGAAAAAATATGACAGATGCAGGACATGGAGGATATGATTCAGGAGCTCCAGGGCTATATGGATGCTTAGAAAAAGATATCGTTTTAGATATTTCAAAAAGAGTTGATGCCTATTTAAAAAATCAAGAAATAGAAAATATACTTACTAGAAATACGGATGTATTTTTATCTCTAAACGAAAGAAGTAATAAAGCTAATAGCTTAGGAGTAAATTCTTTTGTGTCTATTCATTGTAATAGTTCAGATAATCCTAAAGCTCATGGATTTGAGATATTTTGTTACAAGTTTAAATATAGAAAATTAGCTGATTGCATTTTAGAAGAAATCACAAAAGAAAATTTATTTACACAATTAAGAGATGGAGGAATAAAAGAAGGCAACCTTCATGTTGTAAGGGAAACTAATATGCTAGCATGTTTAGTTGAATTAGGCTTTATAACTAATGAAGAAGATTATAATTTGATAATGAATAATAAAGAAAGATTTGCCAAAGCCATAGCAAAAGGAATATGTAAATTTAATGGAGTTACTTGGAAAGAATCTTCTGATATACCTTCAGACAAAAATATTGATGTAAATTATCAAGTATATACAAAAGGAAAGTGGCTATCTAATGTAGTTAATTTAAATGATTACGCTGGTATATATGGAAATCCAATCCAAGGAGTGTATGCTAATCTAAGTGAAGGATCTATAAGATATAGAGTTCATACTCAAAATGGAAAATGGCTACCTTATGTTGTAGACAGACAAGATTATGCAGGTATACTAAGTAAAAACATTGATGCTTTACAAATGGAGTTAGTAGGCTTAGAAGGATATAGTGTTAAATATAGATCATATGTGGGTGGTAGATGGTTACCTTGGGTTAATGACTTAGAGGATTACGCTGGTATATTAGGTAAGCCAATAGAAGGAATACAAATCCAAATTATAAAAAAATAA